AATAATCCTGCTGTAATTGCGCCAATCATTATGCAATGCCACCTGCGACATACCAGACGTCTGTTGCAGTCTTAATGCAGACTGCTGTCTTGTATTGAGCCAAGGTCGGAGAAGCTGCAACTGCACCTGCTGAAAGGACTGTGGTAGTGCCAGGGGTTACTGCTGAGATTGTGCAGAGCCCAGCGCCCTTGTTAAGAATCGTAATGGCTGTCCCTATTGGAAACGCTACTGAGGCGTTTGTAGGAATCTTGAAGGCAATGGCTGTCGCCTTGTTCATGACTTCTAGGACTTGGTACTGATCTGCAAGAACCGCTGTGTAGTCGGTTGTATTATCTGCACCGACTGTAAAGGCGGTTAGCGAGTTATAGATTGCCGCTGTTAGTACGTCGCCTGTGGTGACTGGAAAGGTTGCCATGTTGCTCCTAGTAGCTCAATGTAGATGTGCCGATTATACCGTAAGTGCTGCTCCCAATGATGAAAGCATCGAGGATAGGCTCAAGAGTTGTGATTGAGACTGTCATCTTGTTGGGTGTTATGTCCCATGCAAAGCCTTGCGCTTGCAGGGTTTTCACAATCGTTGAACCTTCTTGGGTCACGTTTGTAATCTTGAGGTTGTCGAAGTAGTCCAACCCAATCATTGTGTCGGTTGGGACTGCTGGGTCTAGCAAGTCCACGGTCATCTCGTCAATGCGGATTGTGGTCTCTTTGCGAGTATTGACGTAATTGCCAGCAATGCCAGCCACGATAGTATCTGTCTCAGCGATAAGGTTTTCTTGAGTCAAGCCATGTGGGAAATACTTATCGATAGAAGTCTGGCTATATACGTTCTGTGCTGTACCGCCTACGCGGTTGAACTTCACGTCGTTGATAATGAGCTTGTCATCAAACTGATATTTTACTGAGCGGTAATTAATGCCCGTGGTTTGGTCAAACTCAATTGGAGTTGCAGCAAGGGTTGAAGCTACCTCAGAGCGAGACTTGAAGATTGCTGTGCCGTCTGGACTCATGTAAAACGCGCCTAGACCTTCTGAGAATTCTGCGTTTTTGATTGCTTCTAGCGTGGTGCGAATAGTTGCAGGATCAGCGACGCAGGTTGTTACACCTGTTGCAATGGTGCGCATAGAGGCAGGCCATTGCACGTCATCTAAAATCTTGCCAATGCGTGTGCCAGTTGTCTGGCCAGCTGGAGTGTCTGCAATGGTTCCCACGTTAGCCATCTGTAGCAATCGATACCCATCTGAGCAAAGCAAATCTACATAAGCAGTTTCTTGTCCTACAGGGAAGGTGTACTTATAGTCATTGACATAACCAGAAAAGAGAAAATGTTCCGCTGTTGCTGTTGTGGCTGAAATGCGCACTTTGCGAAGAGGCACAAGGTAGCCAAAATAAGGAGAGCTTGGGTTCTGTGGGTTAAAGTAACCTAAAGGATCTAAGACTCGAACTATTGCTGTGCCAGCCTCGTAGGTGTCCTTCATGATGTTGCGACCACGACGAATTGAAATTGAGTAAACGTCAGGAGTGAGATCAACTGTAGGGATAACTACGTCAGATGAGCCAAAGCGATTAACGCCAATGACACCGTTATCAGGTGAACCTATAACGAACCCTGCTCCGAATGTTGCACCTGAGCTAAAGTCGAACGAGACTGCTATCTGTGCAGGTAGGCTCACTCAAAGCCACCTGTGCGACGATTGACGTAGGTCTGGTTTCCTGATGAAAGGCTCTGCTGCATAAGGTTCTTAGCGATTGTGTTGGTTAGGTCTCCGTCGCCTGTAATCTTCAATTCAATTACTTGTGGACCTTGTACTGGTCCTGTCGGAGTTCCGTAAGTGCCGCTTGGTGGTGGCGTAAAGCCAGTTACAGGCACGTTAGTCATAACGTTGCTAGAAACTCCTACGCCGCTAGAAGCCGCAGCAGCGGCTGTGCCTAGTGGTGCGTTAATGGTAAGGCTGGCAATCTGGCGAGCCTTCTCTGCAAGCATGTCTAAATAGGCTTCCCATGAAGCAAAAGGGTTCTTAGCTGCTGGAAGGTCTGCAAGGAACTTGGCGAGGTCTGTGCCTAGCCCTTGAGCCTTAGCAATCTCGTAAGTTAGCTTGCTAGCAAGCGCATCGTTACCAGTCATAATGGCAAGCTGTAGTTCTAAGCGTTTGCGATCTTCGTCAGATAGTTTGCCCTTGAGCGCAGCGATAACTTGAATCTGCTCTAGGTCAAAGAGTGAGGCAGACTTTTTGAGTGCTGACTGCTTCTTCAATTCTGCTGTGTTGGCTTTAGTAGCCTTAGCAAGAATGGTTGAAGATTTAATTTGTGTCTGTGCAACTTTATTTAATGGCTGGGCAATAGCAGAAGGGTTTAGCTTCTGTACTATCTTGCCATTCGGTCCGAGTAAGCCACCGAATGTAGTGATGAAGTCTAAGCCTTTGTACAGCTTAGTAAGTGCGCCTACTGCAAAGCCAACCGCTGTAGTGATGCCGTTGATTGCCTTGGCTACGTTATCAATTGCCTTGACTGCGTCTTGGACTTCTGATCCACCGCCTGCCATTGCTAAGGCATTGACTAGACCCCCACCAATTGTTTCCTTGGCGTTATTGGCTGCAACTGTAAGAACGTCGAGCTTGTAAGCATAAGAGTCTAAATAGGCTTGGTTAGCGCCAGCGAACTGGGCGTTGAGGATACCGAGAACCTCAGCAAAAGACTTTGACTTCAGTTCTGTCTGGCTAAGTCCTGTGTTGTACTTCTTGAGTCCTCGAGTAATGCCAACGTATCCGTTAGCCAAGTCCTGCACGACTGTTCCGAGTTCCACACCTGATCCGCGTGAAATTGAGAGAGCATCGTTGAGAAGTTTGTAAGTAGTGCCAAGGTCTTTAGTAGTTGTCAGTAATGCTTGAAAGGCTGGACGAAGAACGTCATCAGCAACGCCAGCGGTAATCTCAAGTTCTTTAATGAATTTGGTAATCTGTGGGTTTGCATAAGCCAGACCTAGGTTATCGACTGCGTTAGCAAGGCGAATAGCCGCTGCTTCATCAGCTGCAAAAGCCTTAACTGCGTCCTTGCTGTACTTGAGCAAAGCGGCAGAACCGAGAGCAAGACCAAGGCTCTTGCCTAGTTTGAGAACGTCCTTCTGTAACTTCTGGACTGCGGTGTCGGCTTGCTTAAACGCTTTCTTGCCTGTGAACTCCGCAGCAACGTCAATTCTTAAATCTGCCATGTCACACCTTATCCTTCATAGAATCAAACTTAGCCGCTGCCTTCTCGATGGCTCTGACTACGCCATCTTGTGCCTTGCCACGATCATCTTCAAACGCTCTGAAGATTGCTCGACCAGTCATCTTCTGACCTTTGCCTACAAGTTGTCCACCGAGTTTAGGAGTGAAGTTGCCTGTTACGCCTGACTTGCGTCCAGCGGTTTCATAGATAGCACCAGCAGCGGACTTATTAAAGATAGAAGCCAAAGCCTGAAAGCCACGACGATTGGGCTTGCTAGGTGTGGACTTAAAAGTAATTCCCTTACGGGCTTCCTGATAGTCATAAGAGCGATTAGCCCAGCGACCAGAAGCGTTAGGACGTTTTAGCCAACCACTAGCAACGGCGTCATTAGAAGGCAGAAAGCCTCGAGCATTTGTGACTACTGGCTTGAGGAACGATGCAATCTCTTTGCTTGTTTCTTTTGCAAGAGTTGGTTCTACTTTAGCCAATGCCTTACGAAGTGCGGTTGCGCCCTGCAGCTTTACTGGCATCGCTCCGCTCCTTCGCTATGTCCTTGAGGACTTGTACGTGTGTCTTAAACACCATCGAAGGTAGTGCAACGATGGTTTCGAAAGGAACTCCATACTCGTAACTCAAACGAGTCGCGAGATAGGTGAGGGAGTTCCGATCTATCCTAAAGGGTCAGACTCTAAGACCTCAACTGACTTGAGAGTCTCGAGAAACTGTTCCCCAAAGGGTTTGACTGTTTCACCCGAACGTCGAATTGCTTCCCAGCACAGCCAGTAAACATCTGACTGCTTCTGATCTTCGATAA